ATTCTTGTTTGTCCCTGGGCCTTCTGCTCCTGCAGAGGGCTGATTTCATTTTTCCGTATGGAAGCTACTACCACTGATGCTGCCTGGAACAGTTCCGTCATTCCAAGGGTCCCAGCAACCCCTTTTAAGGCGTGAACAGCCTCTAACACATCCTCATACCGTTCTTCTTTCATTGCCTGTTCCCCGATTGCAAGATGATCGTCCTCAGTCAGCTTTTTCAAGAATTTTTCATATAAAGCTTCATTTCCCGCAAAACGTTTCACTGCATTTTCATAATCAACGCCATAGGCTTTCAATTTCTCTTTATCCATTTTCACCACTCCATTCCGGTTACTATTTTTTCATTTTCGGCTGGAAAATGATACTTGCAATATAGGAAAAAATCAGTGCTGCGGAAATACCAACCGCACTCGCTTTAAATCCTCCCATAAAAATGCCAATAAATCCATTCTCGTCCACTGCTTCCTTTACGCCTTTCCAGAGTGTATTTCCAAAGCCTGGCAGCGGCACACTTGCACCGGCTCCCGCGAACTCTATGAATGGCTGATAAATCTGCAATGCGCCAAGCACCGCCCCAAGGCATACGAGTAAAACCATGATCCTGCCCGGAAGCATTTTTGTTTTCTCCATAAGAATCTGGACAAGTGCACAGATCAGTCCGCCTACCCAGAATGCATTGATATAATCCATTTTTCATCCTCTTTTCTTTCTGAAAATCTATTGTCTATGCATCTGCATGTTCGATGACAACTGCGTGTGCAATGCCCGGCACCGTCATTCCTTCATTGAAAGACACCGTTGAAAGCAATGCGCCTGTCGGCACGAACAATATCCGTTTTAACGTTCCATCTTCGATCTGTTTTAAAAAGTAAGCACTCAGCGTCACTGCTGAACATCCGCATCCGGAACCACCTGCCCCGGTATTCTGGCTCTCAGCATCAAAAATTTCAATTCCACAATCCGAGTGTATCTTACTGATATCGTAACCGTCTTTTAACAACAGGTCAATGAGAATTTTCTGTCCTACCGTTCCGAGATCTCCTGTAATGATCCTGTCATATTCTTTTTCACTTCGCCCGAAATCCTCAAAATGCTGTCTGATGACCTCTTTGGCTGCTGGTGCCATGGCTGCCCCCATGTTCATGGAATCTTTGATCCCAAAATCCACAATTTTTCCGGTTGTGATCCCTGTGATTTTTGCCATTCCCCTCTCTTTTCCGAGGACGAAAGCCGCGCTTCCGGCCACTGTCCAGGTGGCCGCTTCCGGTCTTTGGTTTGCATATTCGAGCGGTTAACATTAATTAGTACAAGTCTATTAAAAATGGCGATTAGAAATTCTAACCGCCATTTATTTTACGCTTTTACAATCGCAGCGTCAAATCCTGCTGCTTTCAATTTTTCCTGCAAGGAAATAGCATTTGCTTTGTTGCGATACGCTCCGACCTGTACACGATAAATAGAATCTTTATCACCTACACTTGTCTCTGATCCAGAAGTTGCAGCATCATCATCGGATGTGTTATTGGATGGTTCAATGTACTGCTGTCCGGTAATTCCGTAAACAATTGCACTTGCCATGCTCTTAAAGTCATACAGTGCTACATCGTCTTTATCATCCACGAAGCAACATTCAATCAGCATCGCAGGTGCTTTTGTGTGATTGAGCACGTAAAGCTTTTTGTTAATCTTCACACCACGATTTTTAAATCCAAGTGCTGCAATTGCTTTCACAATTTTCTCTGCAAATGGTTTTGCTTTGCTATTATCACTATAAATATATGCTTCTACACCTGTTGTCCGTCCGTTTCCAGACATATCCTTCGCACCTGCATTGAAGTGAATGGACACATCAAGATCTGCCGCATGAGCATTGCATTTTCCTACGATGTTGCAAAGAACATTGTTTGCGCTTGTCCCGTTCTCTACAGTGCAGTCATACACTGTATGTCCGAGGCCTTTCAACTGTCTGATAACCTCATTTTTTACATTTCTTGCTTCTGTGGATTCACGGATGATTCCGATAGCTCCACATGCTACTTTTCCGTCCGGGTTGTGTCCGGCATGTACGTTAATAACCATTCTTTTATTCCTCCTTCTTTTCAATATACTGCTTAAATAACTGGTGCAGTCCTGTGCTTGCTAAACCGCTGAATAAGCCACTTAATAAGATAGATGCTGTGATTGTCCATCCGTTGATCCAAATGGCTAAAAGCACACCTAATACCGCACAAATGGTAGGGATGTATTTATTATCCACATCCTTAATCCACTTCTTTACGACATAGCCTACACAAAGGCAAATGCCTACGATTACCGGCACCATAAATTCTGTCAAAAATCCTAAATCTGTCATGTTTAAATCCTCTCTTTCTGCTTCAGATGAAGCTCTTCAATCTCGTTTTTCATCTTTGTGACCATTCCATTGCCGCCCAACGCATGATAGGCATTGTACATTTCCATAAAATTCTGGTAGGCATAGGATGGAATTTCTTTGAGCGCCATGTATTTATCATGGTACTCGATCAGTTGTACTCGAAGCAAAAGCATCGTTCCTCTGCTATTCGCATCTCTGTCTGACTTCTGATTTTTCAAAAGCCACACTATGTATCCCATAAATGCTGTCAGAACGATAGGCAAAGCAATCGTGTACGTTTCTTTTAACATCTCCATTGGATCATCTTCCTTTCTTTTGTATAATTCAATTATAATATTTCAGAATAATTTTTTGTTCCATTTTACTTCGCATAACCAGAGTTTAACTAACATTCCTATATTCAGATGTGGTCGAATTAGAGTATCGTATGATAGTCCTCAATATTTAAAAGCAAATGTTGTTTTTGATAAAGAAATGCCATCATATGATTATTCAGTTACTATTGGCATTGACTCAAATGTTATCGATTGCACAGCTATATACTATGAAAACAGAAGCGTACATGGATTTGGAATTTCCATATATAAAGCTGACGCAAAATTCACAAGCGTTGACGGTGTAAATCTGTCTTGGATTGCTGCAATGTAGTTTTTTAGCAACAGAAATTCTGCTTATATAGTATTTGCACGTATTTTCAGATTTTTGACCACCTGTAATAATAAGATTTTTTAATTAAGAACAATGAAACCTGCTCCGAGACTTCCACCACCGCTATCGTTGGTTTTAAAACCGCATTGTGTTCCTGCGTAAAAGTTCATTTGCACGCCGTCTAAGCTGGTACCGTTGTCTCGATGTCCCATTTCACCGTTAGAAAAAAAGTCTATGTCACGTTTGTTATAGCCTTGCCAATATACTGTAGCAGTAAAATTTTTTGTAGGAACTATACCAGCACTATTTACTGTGAAAAAATTGGGATTTACACCGACCCATCCTGTTACCCACTGTCCATTGGAATAGCTGTCTATTGATCGCCATCCTGCTATACAACTGCCACTAGGAACACCTGCTGATTGACCAGCAGCATAGCCAGTGTTATAGCCATCCTCATATCTTTTAAAAGGGGATACTGTACCGGCACCTCCTGTTCCACTTCCAAAGTATTTATATAAAGTGCTATTTTCTGCTGATGAAGTTCTCTGTTGTACAATACCCCAGACAGTCCTTCCGGGGGATAATGTAGTGGTATCCGTGGACAAAGTACCAGAAAACCAATCTACATTTGACGCTACTACATCAAAATCAACTGTAGTTGCAGGAGATAATTGTCCCAGTAAATAATTTTTATTTATATAATCGCAGACAGCTTTTGCGTCAGCAGCAATATTTGGCAGTATTAATCTGAGATACGTTTTCTTTGAATTATTAACATTAGTTAAACTCTGGGATACATCCGCGAACCCCGCCTCAATTCTATCTTCCAGATCATTCATGTTTGCAGCATTAAAAGCATCACCCTCCTGCGAGATTGTTCCTTCATCCCTTGCAACTGTCACAAGATTTGTACTGCCATCTTCCATCGTAATCAGTCTGCGGTTAATATACTCTGCAATTCGATTTTTCCATGTTTTCTTTGTAAATCCCATAATATGTCCTCTCTTCCTATAATAATAGTCCGGTATCATCTCCGGCATATACCTCTGATCCACAGTAATAATTGAAGTTGTTAAGTAAAATGCCATACACATCATCTAATATTTTCTCTATATCATTCATCTTCTGGTATGTATTGACTGGCATACTCGGTGTCTGCGGCGTGTCTCCATGAATCATGTACGCATTTCTGATAACCTCTGTGTTATTTATGACTGACATTAAAAATGTCTCATTTGGATGTTCTGGAACGTCTGCAACCGTAAGATTAAGTTCCAGAACATCTGATAATAACTTTGTGTTATTCTGGATTCTCTGCATATCTGATCGATTCAGTGCGCCTTTCATCCCGGCAAGCCATTCTGTTTTTTCGTCTACATTGAAATTATCCCATCCTTTCTGTAACAACTCCAACATGCGATCCACATCACTCTGTGACCGGTCCGTCACTGTCTGCATCCACACCAGCATAAGCAACCACCTCACTTTTCAGACGCTCATTTTCTTCTTTTAAAGCTTTGTTTTCCTTTGTGAGCTTCAGATTTTCTTTTCTAAGCTCGTCATAATAAGGATTAATTGGATTGTAATTCATCAGATCAGCACATCTCCTCCCGTATATAATTCAGTTCCGGCAAACACATCCTCGGTAACGACAATTGAGTATCCCCTGCATGTTGCAGTTGCGATAAATCCACCTGTCAAATCAAGCGTCTGGCTCTCAATCAATGTTGTCGATGTCTTTCCACCAATCGAATTTATATTTGCCCAATTTCCTACCTGCTCTAAGTCAACCAGGTACTTCATTCCAACCTTTTTTCTCAAGGCATGATAACCTAAAAGATAAGCGGCGATGTCGGGTAATATATCAGCATTATAAATAGTACATCCACTGTACTTCTTTATATTTTCTGTCTCTCCAGCTTCGATTTTATCCACACGTTTCTCATAAGAAAAAGTGGTATTTGCATATTTAATACCTGTGATCTGGCACTGTCCGGCATCCGGCATGTTAATGATGAGATAATTTGTTTTTACTTCTTTCAGCGTGCCGGCACTTGCCGTGATGGACGATGGAAGATATGGGCTCGAAAAAGTGATTTTTGTATCTCCGGTCGGCAATGTTTTCTTATAAATGTCTGAGGTTTTTTCTTCCAATGCATAGTTTTTCATCTCAATATTCACACCAGAGATATATTTTTCAAGAGATACTTTCGTATTTCCATTAAATTTGCGATCCGTCCCGACAGTGGATTTCACATATCTGTCTGGCTTATAAACCTTGATTTTATCGCTCCGGCTGTCATCCGCAACCGCACCACACGCAAAGCATACCTGTTGCAATGCCTTGCGGCACGTCTGGATGGCTAAATAGCCACTTAAAAGTATGTTGCCGACTTCTTCATCAATCGTATATTTTTTGATACCGGCAGTGGCAAATATCGCATTCAGTATCACTTCTGCGCGGACATTGTTATATATCTGTCCTTCATAAAATGTATACTTATCTAATAAACCAACTACATCAACCAGCTTAAATTTTGCAATATTCTTTGAAAAAGAAAAGTCGTTGATGAAGAATGCTCCCATAGGAATCATGTTTCCGTTCTTAAACTCTGACAATGTGACTTCCTGCGTTTTCTGTACACTCTTCCATGCTCCATTTTCGTTTTCTGCGTCAAAATCATCATTAATATCAACAATTGAAATATCCGCTTCGTTGATAGACAAGGATGCAGAGGTCACATCAATGTCCTCCTGCACCTTGGCTGTCTGGATCATATCCTTATCCCATACGATATATTTTCCATATAAAATATACTGAAGCTTAATATATCTCTGTGGAAAGCTTGTTCTTACAAATTCAATCTCAATTTTTCCATAATTCTGCACCTGTGTATTGCAAACATAAATAAGGCTGTCCGGGTAAAATGTCTCTGTGATTAATTTTGTACCGGCGATTGTATACCATGTGATTTTCAACTCTGCTGGTGGCTCATCTTCAAAATAAAGTGTGATCGCTGCGGACGTGTGCTGCTCTTGGAACGTGACTGTAATCTTAGGATCTGTTTCAAAAGTACAATCTTCCTTCGATAACGCATCATTCCAAAATGCAATGTCTTTCGGATTTTCCGTCAATACGCTTTTACTTCCATCTAGCACAAATTGGTTCAGTTCAAAAGTCCCATAACTTTTCTGTTCCGTCTGTTCTGCAAATAACTCTATTGAACCTATGCCCTGGTTATCATCTGTCGTGACCGAAGCATCCGCAAGTGCGGTAACATCTATAAATTTCATTTCTGCCCTGCAATATGTTCTCATAAATGCCCCCTTACGGTGTCCTTGATGGTTTCTTGCTCGTCATTTTCCAAGACAATCCTTTATACTGCGCTCCGTTGTCCAGTACCTTTTCCGCTTCATCTTTAATAGAGGAAAAATACCCATAAAAATCAAACTGCTTACTAGCATCCGGTAGTGATACATGATGGAATCTGTTATCGCAATCCGTGATATGATCTATAAGCCTGTCATACATTTCTGCATCATCGATTGTTCCAATTGAGATTGTATAATTCTTATAAAGTCCGATGCTCTCGATTTTAATGTCGCCGTCCTCTGTCCTCTCTGCATACTTTTCCAGAAAGTCCAGTGTCCTCTGGATAGACACCAGAGGGATATTATATGTAATTCCATCAATGATAAGTCCTTGTGTATACTTATGTACCATCTTATCCCTCCGCTATCCCAAGTCTTATTTCTTCATCCTGTAAATACGGCAGATTGATTCTTGCGAACTCTTTACCATCCACCGCCAGTACTACCGTCTTTGCACCGCTGTAGTCCGGCATTTTGCTTGCAAGCTTTGATGCGAGGTCGTCCATCCAGCCAGTGTTATTTTCAAGCGGCAGGACAGCTTCTCTTTCGGCTTCGCCGATTTCTGCAAGTGTCCTTCCGGTTGTTACGCCACCGTTGGCAAGACGAGGCAGATTTACAGTAGGAATTGTCGGAATACTTGGATGCCATGATCCGCCACCCAAAAAATCAGGTAAATCAAATCCAATGCTGTTAAAGCCAGAAATCAATGAATTGAGACCATTAATAACATGGTTTACCATATTTTCAAACACCTGGATAACACTGTTCACAAAATCTTTTACCGATTTTTCTGCTTGGCGTAATGCTTTATCTGTGTCTTTCGTAAGTAATGCATGAATTGCGGCGAATACAAGTTTTACCCCTGCCAGCAAAAAATTGATCAGATCTAAAATAAAATCGACGCTGTCTTTTATATTCTGGCTCAGGTTTTCAATGATCGGCAAAATTACCGGAAGCACATTTTCAATAATCCATGCAATAATCGGCTGTAAAATATTTGTCCATAAATCGTTCAGTATGTCTATCACGATTCCCATTATTTCGAAAATATTATCAAACACAGGCTTTAAATGATTTTCATAGGTATCCTCAAACATTAACGCCAGATTCTGTAAAATAGGCTGCACATAAGTGTTCCAGAATTCAAGAAATTTTGCTATTAATTCTGACATTCCATTTTTTACATTTTCGATAAACGGATGAATGTGTTCATCGTACAATTCTGTGATTTTATCGGTCACATGCTGTACACCGTCTGATATAGTCGTTGTTAAATCCGAAATCACACCAAGAAGTCCATCTAACGCATCTTTTAAAGCATCCTGATTTTCTACAAAAGGTGTCACGATGCAATCGATAATATCTTTTCCAAATTTTGCCGCATTCTCCGTAACCATCATGAATGCATCCGAAAAAATCTGAATCAGGTTTGCTGTGATCTGCTGTCCATTTTCATCCCCAAATACAGAAAATACATTTGCGAATGCATCTGCTCCCTGTGATGCCAACACTGAAATATCAGATGCTATATCAAACATGTCGATAATATAATTTTTTATATTTTCAGAATTACTTTCAAGATAAATAGATATCCCACCAAGAAGATTTTCTGCTATGGTAGCACCTATGCTTACTACAGATGCCGAAATGCTTCCAAGTGACCTTGAAAAAGTCATAGCAAAATTGTCAACAGATGCAGAAACTTCACTATCTGAAAAAATATTTAAAAATGAATTCTTTATGCTTTCTATACTGGATTTAATATTATCAAATTGTAAAGGAATATCTAAATTGCTCCAGGTTTCATCCCATCCATTTTTTATAGAATTTTTTAATTTTTTTAAATAATCTATAAATGGCTGGATTTTATCTGATAATTCTTTTCCAGTAGGAACTTCTTCATATAAATCAGATCCGCCACTACCAGATCCACCACTACCGCTTCCAGAATCATTTTTCTGCAATACATTCAAGTCATCAAAAGCCGCCAATGCTCCAGCTGCTTTTTTGGCAGATCCAGCTGTTTTATCAAGAGATGCCGCATAGTCAACCTGCTGCTTCTTTGCCTTTGTCCAAGTGCTTTTTCCGCTTATAGCCGCAATAAATCTATTCATAGCATTAATAGCATTTGTAAGCCATGTGCATAAGGTTACGATTGCTGGTGTCAATGCAGATATGATAGGCGCTGTCAGTGCTCCAATAGAATTTTTCAATGTAGATGCAGCACTTGCCATTTCAGACATTTTTCCATTAAATTCAGAAGAATACTTCGCCATGTTCTGTATACCTTCTGTAAATGCCTTGGATATGGTCTGAGATACTTTCATGACCGCACCAAATATTGCAAAACTAACTACTGTCTGCTTTATTCGTTTTGTCATGTCAGATATTAAGCCAGAAGATTTTTTTGCTGATTTTCCTACTTTTTCAATGTCTTTCGCACCAGCACCAATAGATTTCTCATTGACAACTGTTTCTCTCATCTTCTGATTAAGAACTTCTTGTTTGCTCTGTACATCAAGAAGCTTTTCAGATACTTTGCTATATTCTTCTGTAGTTGTAGGATCTATAAAAGCAGTTCCGGAAGATTCCATTGCTGCAAGCTCGCCTTTTGCATATTTAATTGAGTTTGTTAATTCCTCAACTTCGTATTGCATTTTTTTAAAGGTTGTGCTTTTACTGCTTCCACCTGTTTCTAAGAATTTATCCATTCTGGCAAGAAGTTTATCAAGAGAAGCAGTATCTTTTTCTATCTGCATCTGCACATCCTTATATTCCTCTGTTGGAATCTTCTGACTTGCCAGCTCTTTCAGTGTCTTGGATAACTTATCAGCTTCTCTTGCAAGCTTCTGAAACTGTGATTCCATCTGCATGAGCTTACTTGATGCTTCTCCATTTTCAATCAACGTTTTTATTCTGATTTCGCCATCATATTCAGCCATGCTAAAACCCTCATTTCTTAAACTGTTTCAATGCTTCCTGTTCTGTTTCTTTCTGCTTTCTTATTTCTTCCATCATGCGGTCGTAATCGTCTATCTTTTCTTTTTCTTCGCTGGTATACTCTTTTTCTGGCTGTTCCAGAGCATATTCATTTTGTGCGTTTCTGATTGCATCTTTTTCCTTGGAATTCATGTTCTTTTCAATTTTCTTCTGTCGAATCTCAATTACTTCCATGAGAGAAGATAATCTTCTTGGCATATTCCAGATCAAGCCATTAAATTTCCACCAGTGCATATCTGCTACGGACAAATCAATACCGTATATCTGCAAAAAATCTGCGTATATTCTCCATTGATCTACATCATAGTCAATAAAACGCTTTGTATTTTTACTACTGCCGGTATTGTCGTGATACCATCCGTTTAAATACCAGGAAATACATTCATTTAACTCATTGTACTGTGGATGGTCTCTAAGTTCTCCGTATTCATCAGAGAACATAAGATAAAGAATAGAAGTTGTTTTCTCGTACTCATTCATTTCTTTGTCATATTGCAAAATATAAATCTGCATACCTATGCGGAAATCGGTATTTACTTTGTATCCGTTCCATTCAGTAGGCAAATTGTCCAGCATGACATTGTTCATTATTTTGCCCCACGTCTTTTAATATTGTATTTGTTCTGCACCTGTTCAAAACGTTTATTGAAAAGCTTATTCATAACAGGGATAACCTGCTCTACAAACTCCACAATTGCAAGTTCATCCGGGACAATATCTCCGTAAATCTGCTTCATGGCATCTTCGCCAAACAACCCATCTATACTTTCCGTAATCTGCTTAAGATATTTTACACGAATGCTGTTCAGTTCTAATGCTGCATCCACATTAATATCATCCACATTCATATCGTCTTTGTGGTTATTTCTCCATTCGGCGGCTTCTTTTTCACAGTTTTGAGATATATTATTTAATTTATCAATTACACCTGCAAACTTCTTAGCTGTGTCTGCATTCGCTGTATCTACTGTTATAACTGTAATAAGATCTCCGTCTTCGTCTTTTATTGCAATTTTTTTTATGCCACTGCTTAATTTAATTTCTTCCATTTTTAACATCCTTTCCTAATGTGGGACACCAAGGAAAGGTAGGCATCCCACATATGCTAATTTTTAATTAACACCTATGAAACTGGGTAATCTTCATCCAAAGCCAAAGCGCTTACTTTATGCGCCCATGTGAACGATCCATCACCAGCAATAGTGATTGTTCCCTGTTCTACATCTCCATTTCCATTAATCTGGATTGTAGACTTTAAAATATCACCACCTGATCCACCAGTGCTTGATGCACATACAGTTACCGGGATACGAATACAATCTCCCGATCCGCTTGTAATATCAGCTTTAAAGAAGCGATAATAATATGTCTCACACTGATCTCCTGTTGGAAGCTTTTTGAAAATGTCATTAAACGCTGTCTGCATTTCATCTGACAGATGCTCTCTTTCCGGAGACATTGAAAATGCATATCCTTTTACAGAGTTGCTTGCATTTTTCATGTTTACATACTGTGTGCTTTTTGTGTTAGGTCCCCAGTCTTCTGTAAGCTCTGTGAAACCGTCACCCATTTCAGCAAGCTTTTCACTTTTTCCACCCATAAGGCTTCCAATATCCAAAAGTGAGACCATGTTAGTTCTGTCTTTTGCCATGAGTATTCCTCCTATTTTTTATAAAAATATTTAAGCTGCATATTAATTGCTAATTCTGTTGA